ATTCCGATTTTGAACTGAGGTACGGCTTAAACAATACCGCGTATGCCCCGATTCGTCAGGAAACTATCATTTACTTCTCCGACCAATCCTCCAACCGCTCAGGCATTGAGACCAACATCAACGACTACTACTCGATCTACTAATGAGGTTCGTTCTTATATTTCTTTTTGCAATAAGTAGCGGTCTTAACGCTCAGCTTCGTTTCGATACAGGTAATACTCACAGAGATAAATATCTTGTCGGTAGTGCAATGACTATCAGTGGGTTAGCTCTTGTTAATTACACTGATGGTCCAACTGAAGCTATCGGAGCTGTATGGGCTGTAGGTGGTGTAGCGAACTTAATCTCTGGTGAGATAGAGTCTGACTATGCTGGGTACACCCCAAGCGATATGAGCTGGAAGAAAGAGGTTCTCCCAGTAGCCTCTATGTTTTTGGCTGGTGCCTTTAATGGCGTCAATCAAGACCTGCTGTTTCACTACCACGAGTTTCAGAACACCTTCCCTAATGCAGACCCGCAATTCTGGGATCCAGAAGTAAGCTGGAGAAACAAGTACGAGAACGGAGACCCAGCTCAAGGTGAGGCCTTCCTAGGTTCTAATACAGTTTTTGCTGCATTTACTGACGGGTATCATGCAACGGTTGCTGCGAGAAACATCATGATAACCACATCTATCTGTCTTTCACCCAAGACCAAGGGTTGGAAGCCGTTCGTTAAGAGAACGCTGCTGTATTCTCTGAGCTACGGATTGGGTTTTGAGCTAGTGTACGGTAAGCTCATCAAGTAAGTCAACTCTCTAGTTCTCTATAGAAAGCTTGCACTAACAAGCGGGCTTTTTGCGTCAGGGCGTATCTAACTCTGTAGTTGTACTTGGTCTCCTCCCTGAAGATGTGATCCTCTCTTGTTTGAGACGGAGTCATCTTATCAAAGTGTTTGTAGATGTAGCCTTGTTTAACCATCTCATACACAAGTCTATCCCCAAGTTTCTTTTGAGAATACTTATAATCTTCTGCTGCATACTTAAGTGTCCAAAACTCTAAGTCGTATGCCCAGAGCATAAAGTGCAGTTCTCTTTCAAAGATGTCATACCTCTTGCAGAACTCCATGGTGCTGGTTCTTAGGTACTTAAGGTGATTTTTTTTTATGTACCTTTGATTGAGTCGAGAGAAGTCTCGAAAGAGCTTCTTTTTTGAAACTAAACTTTTTGGCATTATGAGTGAGGATCAGTACAGCGATATGGAAGAGGAGGGATTTTGGTTCGAGATGCAAGAACTTGCTGGTGCTCTTGGGGAACTAATCCACAAATATGGACTGGAAGATAGGGTTATTTCTGCTTTCGTCGTAGGTTTGCTGGAACCTTTAGATGAAGACACTAGCAATATGAAGGCTTTCTTTCATTACAATATTCAGAGTGATGGTGAGCTTGACATTGTAAAAGACTTCATGACAGACTCATATACTCCGCCTGAGGACGAGGGTCCAGATCTTGATGATCTGCTCAGCGGCCTCGGCATCTCACTAAATTAAAATGGAAGGACTTATTAGGAAAATCATTATCGGCAAAGACCCGAAGAACGCCATGGCGTATTACGTGGGGATGAGGGCTGGTAATGGTGAAGTTTGCGCAATCGTTCTTGACGACAGGCACCTGCACCTTCACGGAAAGACCAGATATCTCGTATATTTGGAAAACGAAGAAGGGCAAGTTCTATGGAAAGCTGTAGATAGCATGCCCTGTTTAATTGAATTTGATTGCAACTTCTAAATGAAAACACTTGACTTGTTTGTTGTTGAGCTTGAAAAAACAGTCAACGACACTATTAAGACTGATAGCGGTCTTGAGCTTTATATCGACACCCGCTTTGAGATGGGTGAATTTAACAACCGCGTCAATGAAGGACCTGTTGTATGCTCACCCATCAAGTATGATACTGGGGTAAAGGAGGGTGATACCCTGTATTTCCATCACCACGTAGTCATCAATGACGGCCAGCCCCTTACTGGTAAAGAGAATAACTACATCGTAAACTACGATCCTGACTACACTCACGGGTGCCAAGCCATAGCTTATAAGTGTCAGGACACAGGGGATGTGTATCCTTTGGGAGGTTGGGCTCTTTTGGAATCAGTTGATGAAGAGGAAGAGTTTGTGTCTGATGTGATTGAGGTTATCGAGCTCAATGACAAGCTCCCACGAAAGGGTCGTGTTTCTTTTGATGCACCTTGGCTAGAAGAGATGGGGGTTAAGAAGGGTGATGTCGTAGGCTTTGTAAAGAATGCAGACTATCGCCTTTTGATTGACGGGAAGGAACACTACAGAACGAGGAAAGACGATCTTCTGTACGTAGAGGAATGAACTTTCTTTGCTCTCAGTGTGCAGCTTGCTGTAAGTCTGCTGGCATGCTAAATGCTCAGGAACATGGACTACCAGTAAAAAAGGATGGTAGCTGCGGGCATTTAGTAGGAAACATCTGTTCTATATACGAAGACAGGCCGGACATATGCCGCGTCGAAAAGATGCTTTCTAAGAAAGATGGGCAGTCTCGAAAAGAATACTACATCGAAGCCACAAAGTCCTGCCATGATCTCATAGATTTGCATGGACTCGGTGATGAGTATAAGATCAACATTGAAGAATATAATTTAATTGACGACAATGGATAAGCAAGAAATGATGGAGATCCTAGCAGAAGAAGGATGTCTTACTGCTGACGGATTTGACGAAGCTCTTATTGGGTGCAGTTATGGCGCCAATGTGGTTGCGGTGTATGACATAGACCGTATGCTCGAAATACTTGTAGCGGAAGGTATGGACTACAACGACGCTGTTGAGCACCTAGACTTCAATATCGTAGGAGCATACGTAGGAGAAAAAACCCCTTTATACATTAGTCTTGGCGAAGAAGTTTACAACCATTGAGGCCGCAAAGCGATTGATGTCGTCAATGGAAGTTGCTATAAACAACATGATTGACGAGATCAAAAAGCCCGTTGATCCTGAGATCAATGGTAGCGCCAGAAAAGCTGAGCTTCAGGCTATCAAGCAAACCGCAACAGATTGCAAAGAACTGATTGTTGAAAGACAGCGATTGGAGCAAATGATCAAAGACCTACAAACCAATGGAGGAATCGAAGAAGCCAAAGACTACAGCGGAGGTTTCGCTGAAAAGTTCTCTAAATGATTGGCACGCCATCGTCCTTAAGATGCACGAAGAAAGAATCAAGAGGGACTATAAGTTCTGGGAAGAAAGCTGGAACGAAGAGTTTGAAGACTGATGCCACTTAAAGATCCAGAAGCACGTCGTGCGTACAACAAGGAGTATCAAAAAAAGCACTACGAAAAAAACAAAGACTACTACAAGTCAAAGGCAAAGGCGTCAAAGTCAAAGCAAAGGAAGTGGAACAGATCTTTTGTTGACAGGATCAAAAAAATGTTTGGTTGTATAGACTGTGGTGAGTCTAATCCCGTAATCCTAGAGTTTGATCATGTAAGAGGAGACAAGCTCGGCAACATAGCGAACATGGTTCATGCACCCTTATCGGTGAGCGTAATCAAGGAAGAGATCAGAAAGTGCGAGGTCAGGTGCGCCAACTGCCACAGAATCAAAACACACGAGAGAAGAAACAAATAAGGAAGAGTATATATGTGTCCACTTTTCCGCAAGTATCCCCTCAAGCTTATACCTTGTAGAAAGGGTAACTGGTCACACGTGGGTTCAAGTCCCACCTTGCGGACAACGATTTAAATCACTAATTTCGTAACATGCGCGAGTAGCATAACTGGATAATGCCCAAACCTTCTAAGTTTGTTATTGGGGGTTCGAGTCCCTCCTCGCGTACTAATTTAATTTACCATGGCAAAGGTTCAAGTATCAAACTACAAGGCGAAGAGAGTGCGCCGCAAGGGTGTACACGCCAAGACTAAGCAGTCTAAGAACAAGAATTCAAAGAACTACAAGAAGCGCTACGCTTCACAAGGACGATAATCATGGCCAACTATATCTGCAGGTGCTGTGAGCACGAAGAATCAAAGAGCGGTGTAACAATTAAGTTTGGCAACGATGGTGCTTACCACGACATTAAGTGTAAGTGTGGCGAGTACATGAATCTGAAAGACCCTAAGGTTGGAGCCCCAAGCTTTCGAAGTAATCGCTACGGACAGGTTCTTTAATGAACTCCCTTGTAAACATAGAAGAGTATGACGACCTTGCTATCTCAATTTGCCCCAAGGGTACACAAGGTGAGATTGTCGAACTCGGTGGGTTGGTCATTATTCTTCCCGCTCAGCCTCCCGAAAAGGAGATTGAGGGATATGGCAAACCAGTCCACATGCAAATGTGGGAGAGAAAGGCTATGCCCGAGGAGTTGTCTCGGATTCGCTCTATGGATGAGTGGAGCGAGATGCCAAGGGAGTTTCGACAAAGGTTTTCTACGTATGTCGAAGAAGAGTTTCGCCGTCGGCGTGAGGGCCTTTGGTTTTATAATAACGGTGTCCCTACATATATTACGGGGCGCCACTACATGATGCTTCAGTGGACGAAGCTGGATATCGGATATCCCAACTTCCTCCAGTTCCAAAGAAATATTTTCGTACATTTAGCAGCGTGTGAGGCGGACCCCCGATGTATCGGGCAGCTCTACACGAAGTGCAGACGTAGCGGGTACACGAATATCTGCTCGTCTGTGCTTCTAGATGAAGCGACGCAGGTCAAGGATAAACTCCTTGGCATCCAGTCAAAGACTGGTAAGGACGCGCAAGAAAATATATTCATGAAGAAGGTGGTGCAGATGTTTAGGCACTACCCATTCTTCTTTAAACCCATTCAAGATGGAACGACCAATCCGCGCATGGAGCTGGCTTTTCGCGAGCCGAGTAAGAGAATCACGAAGAACAATAAGACTACGCAGAAGGGCGAGGCTCTTAATACGGTAATCAACTGGAAGAACACAACGAACAACGCATACGATGGTGAAAAGCTTCATCTCATGTATTTGGATGAGGCGGGCAAGTGGGAGAAGCCTACGGATATTCGTGATGCTTGGAGGATTCAGCGCACGTGTCTTATTGTGGGTAGGAAGATTGTGGGAAAGGCTTTGGTGGGCTCTACTGTAAACCCAATGGATAAGGGTGGCAAGGAGTATAGATCTCTTTGGAAAGATTCCAACCCCTCAGAACGCAATGCAAATGGCAGGACTAGAACAGGTTTATATAGACTCTTTATTCCTGCTTATGAATCTCTGGAAGGTTTCTTTGACCTATACGGAAATCCAATCATTGAAGATCCTGATAAGGTTCTCGATGGTCTTGATGGTGATAGTGTTTTTCAAGGAGCTAAGACGTTTCTTAAAAACGAAAGGGAAAGCTTGAAAGATGATCCATCAGAGCTGAATGAGATTATTAGGCAGTTCCCATTTACTGAGGACGAAGCGTTTCGAGATAGTATTGAGGGTAGCTTGTTCAACATTGGAAAGATCTATGAGCAGATTCAGTTTAATGATGAACTGTTTCCCAATCCTGTAGTCAGAGGAAATTTTGTTTGGCGGGATGGTGTCCAAGACACTGAAGTCATATTTAAGCCAGACACTCAGGGTAGATTCCATGTTTCATGGATGCCTCCAAAAGAGTTGCAGAACTTAAAGAAGTTTAATCGAGATAAGCGCATAGCACCGAATGCAGAGCTGGGGGTAGGCGGGGTTGACTCCTACGACCTTGACGCCACCGTCGATGGACGGGGGTCGAAAGGAGCGCTACACCTCTACAACAAGTTTCACATGGAGCATCCATCGAACATGTTTGTAGTGGAGTATGCGTCCCGTCCGCCTTTGGCTAAGATCTTTTATGAAGATGTATTGATGGCGGCTGTGTTTTATGGGTACCCCATCTTGATTGAGAACAACAAGTACGGCATTGCAAGATACTTTGAATCAAGAGGTTACGATGGGTATCTAATGGATAGACCAAAGCATTTGATGTCTACAAGTACTGTTGTCAAAACAAAGACTAAGGGCATTCCTTCCAACTCTCAGGATGTGATTCAGGCTCACGCTCATGCGATCGAGGCGTATATTCATGATCACATCGGTATAGACAGAGAGACTGGGGAGTATGGTAAGATGTATTTCAACAGGACTCTAGAGGACTGGATTGGTTTTAAGATTGACAACAGAACCAAATATGACTTGTCTATCAGTTCTGGTTTATGTTTGTTGGCCGCTCAAAAAGTAAAACAGAAAAAGAGGGAGTCTAACCTCACTGAGGCTAAGTTTTTTAGGCGGTATAAGCCCATCGGCTAATTTCTTATATTTGCACAAAATGCGCCTACAGTAATGCAATCATATGGTAACAAGAAGTCAAGCAACTTTCCGGACCCGCTTGCTTCTCAACAAGAAAAGTCTTCAGAAGCTTATGGCGCTAGTTACGCCAAGGCAATTGAGAGCCAGTGGGGTAGCCTGACAAATCAGAATTCTCTACTTAGGCAGCGAAACAAAACATTTGAGAGGAACAGAGAGTATGCCAACGGCACTCAGGATACTACTATATACAAGCAGATCCTTACCAATCTCGACCCAAACAATGCTGACGGCAGTTTGGTAAACCTTGATTATACTCCCGTACCCATCCTCCCTAAGTTCGCTAAGATTGTTGCAAACAAGATTCTGTCAAGAGATCCGTATCCTAACCTTGAGGCGATTGATCCTATCTCTTCATCAGAGAAGCAGAAAGAAAAGAATCGTCTAAAAAATCAGGTTATGCTCCGTGAGGAGCTTTTGCAGCTTAAAGAAATGACTGGTGGTTTGGTTTTGGGTGATGACCCAGAGTCGCTCCCTGAAACTCTTGAAGAGGCTGAAATCTTTTTGGAGACCAACGTTAAGACTGACGCAGAGATTGCTGCTCAGATCGGAACAAACCTTACACTCTCTTGGAGCAACTTTAATGACGGCATCTTCAGAAGAGTCGTTAATGATCTCGTCTCTTTGGGTATGGGTGTTGTAAAGAGAAGCAATGATCCAAGCTACGGTATTCGCGAGGAGTACGTAGACCCTATCAACTTCATTCATAGCTACACGGAAGATCCCGGTATGAATGACTTGCAGTATGCTGGTCATATCAAGAGAGTAAGTATTAGCGAGCTTAAGCGTCTTGCTGGCGACTCTCTTACAGAAGAGGATTACAAGAAGATCGCCACTACCGCAGCGAATAGCCGTGGATATGACAAGTCAAAGCTCAACGACACCCAGTATGATCGCTCTTTGAATAAGACGATGTATGGGTACGATGAGTTCATGGTTGACATCCTTGAGTTTGAGTTTGTTTCTACAGACTGCATTTACTTCGAGGAGAAAGAAAATAAGTACGGCAACAAGGGTTTCTTCTATGAGGGTTACTCATACAAGGAAAAGAAGAACTCGGTATTTGCTCGCAAGCCACACAAGCTTGAGGTTCAGACAATCTACGGCGGCACATACATCTTGGGATGCGACATGTTGTTTGACTACGGCATGAAGAGCAACGTCCCGAAGAACATTCACGACATCTCCAAGGCCCGTATGTCTTATTCGTGCATCTCCACGAACATCAGACGTATGATCCCTAAGTCTTTGATCGATGGTTGTGTTGGCTTTGCTGACATGCTTCAGATCACACACCTCAAGCTTCAGCAGGCACTGGCCAAGGCGAAGCCTGATGGACTGATTATCGACATCGAGGGATTGGAGAACGTTCAGCTGGGTAAGGGTGGTGAGCTTCAGCCTTTGGAGCTTCACGATATCTACGAGCAGACGGGTGTCTTTTACTACAGAAGTAAAAACCCAGAAGGTGGATTCCAAAACCCACCAGTCAGAACTATTGACAACCATATTCGCAACATCAATGAGTTGGTGAGTTTGTATAACCACTACTTGCGTATGATCCGTGACGTTACGGGAATTAACGAGATGATGGATGCGTCTACTCCGAAAGGAGACACATTGGTTGGTGTTCAGCAGAACGCTATTGCAGCTGGCAACAACGCCATCTACGATATCACCAATGCTGCAATGGTGATCTACAAGAAGGTATGCGAGGACATCGTTAAGTGTCTTCAGATCCTGCCTCAGGATACACCCATCTACAAAGCCTACACCAATGCTATTGGTGAAAGTAACATGAAGGTTCTCAGTAGCTTTGGTGATCTGCCCATGTATAACTTTGGTGTTCAAGTGGTTAAGGACATGGAGGATAAAGACCGCATGTACCTTGAGCAGAATATCCAAATGGCATTGGGTCAGAAGGAGATTGATTTGGAAGACGCTATCGCTGTTCGAAATATGCGTGACGTCAATCAAGCAGAAAGACTTCTTATTGTACGCCGTAACAAACGCATGAAGCGTATGGCAGAGCAGGCTCAACAGAACTCAGCTATGCAAGCTCAGGTGGCTCAGCAGTCAGCTCAAGCAGCATCTCAAGCCAAGCAGCAAGAAATGCAAATGAAGGCTCAGATCGACATGCAGATGGAGCAAATGAAGAGTCAGTTGGAAATGCAGCGTATGCAGATGGAGCACGAGATGCGTAAGCAAATAGAACTGATTAAAGCACAGGCTACTCTTGGCTTCAGAACTGAAGAGCAAGAGTTTAAGGAAAAGCTTGAAGTCCTCAAGGAGGACCGAAAGGATGAGAGAGTTGATAAGCAGGCTGTAAAGCAGTCTCAGCTTATTTCACAGCGCAAGGGCGATCGAGGGGAGATTCAAGAACAGACCCCACCATTCATTAATATGTTTCAATAATGGCAACTAGTAAAGTAAATCTAGACGAGTCATCCAAGCTCGACATTACGTGTAAGAGGGGTGATACATTTTCTCTTACCATAACCCTAAAGGATTCTTCGGGTACGGCTCTTCAACTTGACACAGACAATTACAGGTTTATTGTCCAAGTTAGACAGCCCTCTGATGTTCGGTCTACTTCAAGAAATGTTAGAGGCAAGGGTGGATTGGTTCTTGGAACTCAAGACATTGGAGACAAAGCTGTTGATCGGGCTGGGGCTGAAAATAATTTTGAACCAGTGTCTGTTGATGACAACGGTAATGCAACCATTCAGGCTTCTGCAAAGGTTATGAGGTCCATACCTTCTGGCAGCTATGTGTATGATATTCAATACATTAAGCCCAGTACTACTGGAGGCCTTGACACACACAAGACTGTTTTGTTTGGAAATTTCGTTGTGAAGGAAGATATCTCTGAAGCAATAGAAACAGATGCTAGATAATGAGCGATGTTTCTATAACTGTAAGTGATTCCACGTCCGTTGATGTAACGGTATCTGCTGCTGCTTCTGTAGACGTTACAACCTTAGCTTCCGCTTCTGTAGACGTTACTGAGAAAGGACCTAAGGGTGACACAGGGGAGACTGGACCTCAGGGACCTCAGGGACCTCAGGGACCTGCGGGAGCAGACGGGGCTGATGGTGCCGATGGTCAAGGAGTGCCTACTGGTGGGGACCAGTATCAAGTTCTCAGAAAGGTAAGCGGAACTGACTACGACACAGAGTGGACTTTTTCAGATCGGGTTACCATTGAGGTGAGGTTCGACGAAGCTGTCTCTAAGGGCGACCCGTTATATATCACAGGTTATAACAACGGTCAAAACAGAATTACTGTAGCAAAAGCTGACGCAGCTGATTCAGCTAAGATGCCTTCTATTGGACTGGCTAGAGATGATTACTCTCAGAATGACAACGGTCAGGCTACATGTATTGGAAGCCTTGAAGATGTAAACACTCAGGTTTCTCCTAATGACTTTCAGGAAGGAGATGTCTTGTATGTGAAAGCTGGCGGTGGTCTCACCAACGTCAAACCCACTGGCACAAACCTCATTCAGAATGTAGGTAAAGTAGGTAGGCGTCAGCAAAACAACGGTGAGATTGTCGTGATGGCTATCGGTCGTTCTAACGACGTCCCCAACATACCTAACGGTCAGGCATGGATTGGAAACGCCTCTGGGGTTGCTACACCTACTACTCTAGCAGATGTAGCTACTAGCGGCGCTTACTCTGATTTGAGCGGTACTCCATCCATACCAGCGTCAGGTGTTGACTTCGACCCCGTAGGCACAGATAACTCTACTGATGTGACTCTGGCTGGTTCCTATGATTACTTGACTCTTTCGGGACAGCAAATTACGTTGGGTCAAGTAGACTACACTACGGATGTATCTAACACCCCTACGATTCCTTCTGGAGACCTCGTTGACGACACCACCCCACAGCTTGGTGGAGACTTAGATGTAAACGGCCAGAGCATCGTCAGCGCTTCTAACGGTCACATCATTCTGGACCCCAATGGGACGGGAGAGATTAGAGTAGATAAAACTACTGGGGACGCAATACTTCAGCTCAATCACAAGACGAACGGTCAAAATTCAAGAATAGAGCTCACAGAAGGTAACGGTACATTTGGTTCGTACTTTAGGTACGACAGCGACAGAGCTTACATTGGTTCGATAAACAGTGGTTCAGATGTTGATGTTATAAAAATTAACCGCCCCGGAGACATGGAGTTTCTGAAGGCAGTGAATTTTGTTAGCCCAGCTTCTTTTCAGATGACTGTTGATAACGACGCTGTCAATTATCCGATTGAACTCAAAGATGAGAACTCCCAGACTCAAGTATTCTACTTGAAAAACAGTGGTGTATCTGATATTGTTGATTTATACCTGAAGGGCGATGCTGAGATTACTGGTGACCTAGAGGTTCAGGGAAAAATCGTTAGCACTTCTAACGGTGACATCGACATCGAGCCGAATGGAACAGGCAACGTTCTACTTGGCAACTTCAAGTTCGATGCAGACCAAACTGTAGGTAGCGGTCAAGATGACTACGTGCTTACCTATGATCACGCTTCAGGAACCATTAGCCTTGAGGCTGCTTCTGGTGGCGGCGGGTCTGGAACAGTAGACACCTCAGGAACCCCAGCCGACAATCAGCTTGCTGTCTTTACTGACGCAGACACCATCGAGGGTGATTCATCTCTTACTTGGGATGGTAGTAAACTAATCGTTGAGGGTGAAGCAACAATTGATGAGATTGGTGTCACGAAAGGGACGGGCATCACTGGTGCTGGTGACTTTGGGATTGGCTCTCGTGTTCTCAATAAGTTTGGAACCAACACAACAGGCCTTACTGCTGGGGATGTATATTACTTGGGGGCTTCTAGCTGGGCTGCGGCTGATGCCGATGCTGCTTCTACAGCAAGCGGTATGCTTGCCGTAGCATCTGATTCTACCTCAAACAACGGCATGGTAAAAGAAGGGTTGGTAAGAATGGCCGACAATACAGGGTTTAGCTCTGCATCCACAGGTGATGTCCTTTACCTCGACACCACGGCTGGCCACGTGACGACGACGCCACCATCAGGAACTGGAGATATAGTTCGTGTCGTTGGGTATGTGTACGAGGCCTCAAACAGAATTATTTACTTTGATCCAGATACAACTTGGCTTGAGCTATGAGTAAGTTTATAGGAGTAGACACGTCGAGTATCGACAATGTAAGCGGTTTCTTTGTGACGCAGAGTGGAGGCATAAGCGCAGTCCCCGCTACGACAGATTCTGGTATTCTTTTGTGCCCTCAAAATAGTAATCTAGCCAGACCTTGGAGTGCCGCCACCTTTGAGGACTACGCAAACCCAGCTCACATGTTTCAGATCTCTGATCTGACTAACGTAAAGTCGATGTCGTACAACACGTACAACATTCTCATATTGCTGAATGACGGAAATCTATACGTAGGGGGGTACACCAACAATGCTCAAATGGGTCTTTCGTATGCTGACTCTGTAGACGCTATAGATAACGCCAACTTCAAATTGACCTTAACGAATGTTAAGACAGCGAAGTGTCTGAGCTCAGGACATGTTGCCATTAAAAACGATGGAACTTTTTGGTGGACTGGATCTGTAGGTACATACCTAAACTCTACGGGGCTTGGCGGGGGAAGCACTGCCAATTATTACGCATGGAAACAGCTTGGTTCAGATACGGACTGGCACGATGTTGACGCTTTCGCGAGCTATCCTTACAACATGGTTGCCATCAAGGGTAGCTCTGGGTCTAGATATCTTTACAGCACTGGGTATGGCAACAACTATTCAAACGGTCAAGGAAACACCACTAGACTCTATAGTTTCACAAGAGTGAAGAGTGCAGCAAACACAGACCTTACAGAGAGCTTTGACAAGGTCAAGGTTTCATACAGCAGCAATCTTGCTGTATCTGATTCAGGAAAGCTGTTCTCTTGGGGAGAAAATGGGCAGGGAGTGCTTGGAAGCGGAAGCACCACGGACAAGCAATACGCCACACAAGTAGGGAGTGATACTGATTGGGATGACTGCTGGGTGCAGAGATACGGAGGATTTGCAAAGAAGACTGACGGAACGATGTATATGTCTACTGGAAGCAGTTCATGGAGAATAGAGCCTAGCACGGGTAGGACGTTTACGAAAATCGGGACCGATACAGACTACGAAGACCTAGCTCTTTTCAGTGGAGACAGCTCGTCTCACAACTACACCGTATTTGCTAAAAAGAATGGTAGTTGGTATGTGTCTACGCTATCGGTAGATGCTGGGGGTTGGGCAGGTCCAGCGTATCAGGGGTCTACCGCTCAGGGATCTTGGGTGGCTCTAAATACAGTTATGCAGCAAAACGATATAACAGGGACCATAGACAGCATACTCTGCCTTGAAAGCAACCTGAATCAAAACAAACCAGTGATAATGTTTGCCGTATCATGAAGAGAAGTGTTACCATAACATCTCAATCAGAACTCGAAGAGACATGGGAAGATTCAAGCTGCCCAAACCTTGGCTGGGGTTTTAACGAGCTTGAGCTCGAAGACTGCCTTCAAGATGACGGGACCTACGTAGCCACATACGAAACTCTTGAAATTCCCACGGGAGAGACCATGTCATTCACATACCTGACAAGCTCAGGTGAGTCAACTTACACCCTACAGGCTGGGGAGTACGGGGTAAAGCCCTCTGAGTAAACTGATTATATTTGCATTATGAAGTCTAAGAGAGACCCTAGATTGAAAAGAGCGGGAGTCAGTGGTTTTAACAAGCCAAAGAGAACCCCTAGTCATCCCAAGAAGTCACACATTGTTGTGGCTAAGGTTGGTGATAAAGTCAAGACAATCCGCTTTGGAGAGCAGGGTGCTAAGACTGCGGGAAAGCCTAAGGCTGGTGAAGGATCTAAGATGAAAAAGAAGCGCGCGTCATTTAAAGCTCGTCATGCAAAGAACATTGCCAAAGGCAAGATGAGTGCAGCTTACTGGGCCAACAAGGTAAAGTGGTAATGAATACTGTCAAGTACAACAAAGGCGGTAAGCTCAAGATTTCTCAGAAGTCCATGGAGGTTGATCCGCCAAAAGGATACCACTGGATGCAAGAAGGTGGAAGGTACTTCCTCATGAAGGGTGATTACAAGCCTCACGACAAGGCTGTTGCTAAGGCTAAGTTCAAACTGGTTAATCACTCATGAAGTTCAATAAGAAGTATACCTCGGGCAGCAAGAATGTAGGTAGACGTAAGCAGCTCATGACTGAGATTGCTAACATCTACAAGAAGCACCGAGGCACTAAGGACAAAAGAAAAAAGAAAGGATTCCCACCTGCCGTAGCCGCAAGACTTAAGAAGCTTATGGCGCAAAGAGATAAACTATGAAAGTAAAAAAGTATAACAAGGGGGGCACAACAAAGAAGCGCCCGAGCAAGATTTCAGTTTTTCTGAAAGGGTTGTCTGCGTCAAGCTCAAAAGGCACACCAGAGTTTGCAGAACCAGACAAGAAAGACTACGGCAAGAAAAAGAAGGGCGCCAAGTCTGTTCCTCAGAAAATGTCTAAGGGGGGTCTTACCAAAAAGCAAAAGGCCCTCGACAAAAACAAAGACGGAAAGATTTCTGGTGCTGACTTCAAGATGATGAAGAAGGGCGGGAAGGTCCGCATGTACAAGAAGGGCGGTATGGCTGGACTTGATTCTGCCGAGAAGGAAGTATACAAGAGAGGCCTTGCTGCTTACATGAGTTCTGGCAACAGACCTAAGACATCACAGCACGCTTGGGCTATGGGTCGAGTCAACAGCGCTTTCGGAAAGAAGGAGGCTGCTAAGATCCGCGCAGGCAAAAAGAAAAAGTAATATATTTGCAAAACCAAACACAACAAAATAAATAATGCCTACTACAACAGCATCCATTACGCTTTCCAGCGGGGACTTGACGGGGGACTCTTTGTCTCTTGCTTCAACGGCCACGTTGACTAAGGGTAACAGTGTGACTGGCTTGGACCAGACCACTGGTGTCAATAGACGAATCTACTCAGCAACGACTGAGGTGGTTCTCTTTGACGAAACTGATTTCGGATCTCCCTCTGACCCCGGTCACAAGATCTACTTGAGAAACCCAAGCACTACCACGTCGGAGTACTTCACCATTAAGTTGGGTGATGGCACTGGAGATGCTAATGCTCAGGAGCTCGGCAGATTGTATGCAGGAGACTGGATGTTTATCCCCTATAGCGCAGCCGCAGATACCGATATCACCATTACCCCAAGCGTTGCTACTGCAATGACTTTGGAGTACATGGCAATCTACCACACGTAATGGCTACGGTAAGAGCTACACTTAGTCTCTCTACCACCACCGTCATGCCAACCCCAGTTAACATTGGGGTGAACATGGTTGTCCGTGCCGACTCAGGCAGTGTTCAGCGCGTCAAGATTCTTGGCACCTCTGCAGGTTCCAACCCCATCACTGTTTACAAAGCCAGTGATAAGTTGGAGAACGCATACTTGTACATTCGCAATCTCACCCAAGAGAAAGAGAAGTACATCTACGTTTTCGCGGACACTACTACGGATGATCCAGAAGTGATTAAGCTTGGTGGTGGAGAGTTTGCATTCCTGCCTGTCCAAAACGATCAGACGCTCAAGGCTTACGGGACTGACGTCGATCAAATGGTTGAGTACGCAGTGTTTGGTTTGGACAGCTCAGCAGTAACCCTTTCATAATTAGACTATGGCAAATCTTTCTAACACGAGCGAAGCAAATCAAGCTGCCTTTGGGCAGCATGGTTCTTGTTTCTGCAACACCACTACGGCTCAGGACCTTACATGTCCTGACGGATATGCCTTTGTTGCCATCACTTGCTTGGAGGACACTACATTCTCTCAGCTTGAGGCGGTAGACAACACTAAGATTTTTGGTTCTGACGGAACGGATAATGATTTTGATGCCACTGGCGATAGAGTCACGTCTTCAGACACCTTCCCAAAGGGCATCACTATTTACGGTAAGTGGGATACAGTTGATATTGCTTCGGGCTCTATCATTGCTTACTACGGCCCAGCGTAAATAATTTATAAACCATATCAATTAAATTTAAATGGAGGATAACAATCCCACAGAAGGCGGTACGTTCGAGATCTTTGAATCAGCAGAGGCTCTTCAGGCTAGTATGAATCAGTCTGAAGCTCCTGCTCAAGAAGCTCCCGTTCAAGAAGCTGCACCTCAGGAATCAGCGCCAGTAGAAACACAAGAGGCTCCTGTTCAGGACACCCCTTACGTTGATCCTGAAGCTGCTCCTGCACAACCTACACAAGAAACGTTTGAACCCGCACCTGAACCTCAGGTGCAACAACAGGCAACAGACTACAGCGATCAAGAAATCGAGGGTGCTGTGATGAGCTTTCTGAGCGAGAGGCTCGGACGTGACATCACTTCTTTCGAGGACTTGACTCCTGTTACGGAGCCTGCTAACCCGCTCGATGAGAGAGTCGAAGCTATCGCCAAGTTCGTTCAAGAGACTGGACGTTCTCCTCAAGACTGGTTCACATACCAATCCCTTAACCCATCCGAGATGGATGATGTTATGGCGGTTCGCGTGAACATGGCTACGGAGTACAAGGATCTTAGCGGACAGGAGATCGACCTTCTTATGCAGAGCAAATACAAACTGAATCCTGATATCCATTCGGAAGAAGAGATTCAGCTTTCACAACTGCAGCTCAAGATTGATGCTGCTGAATCTCGTAAGCGCATTACAGATCTGAGAGAGACCTACCGCGCCCCAGAGGTTGAGCAACAAAGTCAAGAGCCACAGTCTATCGTTGACGAAGAGTGGATCGCCAACATGAACCGAGAGGTTGATTCTTTGACTGGACTGGAGTTCGATCTCGGTTCTGATAAGACCTTTACGTTCGGGTTGGAGGACAGCTACAAGTCACAACTCAAGGACAAGAATGCTCGTCTCGACGAGTACTTCGACCCCTACATTCGGGATGATGGTAGTTGGGATATTGACACCCTCTCTTCACACCGCGCTTTGATTGACAACATTGATCAGATTGCCCAGTCTCTTTATAGACAAGGCCTCAGTGATGGTCAGCGTGGTTTGGTTGAGAAGGCTGCTAATGTTCAAGCTAGCACCCCACAACAACAAACAAATAACAATGACTCAGATCCAGTTATCTCCCAACTAAAACAAATCATGGGGGGTAATTCTGGAATGAGATTTAGAATCTAAAAATTATGGCAACTATTGCTTCTTCTACGTTGGAGCACGGTACAGCTAACTCGCTGGCACTGGATCCACGGAACTACAAGGCCCTCGGTGACTTCTTGGGCGAAACTGACTTCAACAAGCCCGACGTTCGTGATTTGTTGGTTAAGACTTATGGTGATCAAGGTATCACTGGATTTTTGACTTTGACTGGCGCTGTGAACAGCGGTGGCTCTGCAGACCAAGTTGAGTGGTTTGAGGAGGGTCGTCGTCACAGATTGTACAAGGCTACCACTGGTGGTGATCTTGCCAATGGTGTCTTGGCCTCTACCTTCGTGTTTGAAATCAACCCACAGAAGTACGACGTCTTGATGGCTGTCGCCACTGGTGATAAGATCATCATTACTTCTGATCAGGCTGCAACCACTGGCGGAACTGTTGATGTCGCTCACTTGACTGATGCTACCTCTACCTTGTCTGTGTCCGACAACGCTGAGTTCGTGTACCTCGGTAACATGTACCCACAGGGTAGCGATCAGCCTGACTTCTTCTTCGAGACTACTCCAGTCCGTCGCAGAAACCCATACATGATCGTGAAGGATCGTTACGAAGTGAACGGATCACAAGCCACTAACATTGGTTACGTGAACGTAGGTAACGGTGACTACAGATGGTTCATGCACGGTGAGCAGGAAGCTCGTAAGCGCTTTATGGACCGTCGTGAGATGATGCTGTTGTTCGGTGATCAGTTGAGCTCTGCTGCTGACGGCGCATTTTCTGACAACAAGGATAAGGTTGAAGGCTCTCAGGGTTACTTCTCTGCCATTGACACTCGCGGTATCGAGGTGACTGGCGTTGGCTCTGATCCTCTCGACTCTTTCACTGAGTTCGATTTGATCTTGACTGAGCTCGACCGTCAGGGAGCTCCTTCTGAGTACGCTATGTACTTGAACAGAAAGCAGTCTTTGGCTATCGACGACATGCTCGCTGCTGGCATCGCCACTCAGACCACTGCTGGTTTGCCCGGACAGTTCGGTGCATTCAACAACAGCGCGGACATGGCTGTACAGCTCGGATTCAAGAGCTTCACACGTGGTGGATACACTTTCCACAAGCACGATTGGAAGTTGCTGAACGATCCTACTCTCCTCGGTGCCGTGACTAGCGGTGGCGTTGCTGGTGCTATGATTCCTATGTCGAACGTTGCTGACGCTCGCACTGGTGTTAAGGCTCCTGCTTTGGAGTTGTGCTACAAGGAGGCTAACGGTTACAGCCGTGAGATGGAGCACTGGGTGACTGGTGGTGGCGTCTTGGGTCACAACAACAACGGAGACAACGGTAAGGATACGGCTACGTTCCACTACCGCTCTGAAGTTGCTTTGGTGACTCGTGCTGCCAACCAACACGTCTTGCTCAAGTAATAACTAACTGACGAAGGAGAGGGGGTGCTCAGGCGCCCCTTCTCTTAGTCTTAAACTTTTGACACATGGCTAAAAAAGGAATCTTTCCTCTCATGAGAGGAGAAACACACACCACTACTGAGACGGGTACTACTTGGGGTGATGACACCACAAAAGAGGTTGGAATCATCAAGATCAATGGAGCTCACACAGTAGATTTTGATTCAACAAACTATCCCGGTGAGCCCGGAGACCTTGTTGCTGTTGTAAACGTTACTGGCACAGCTCAAAACGTGACTATTGCCCCAGCCCCATTTGGTGACGCTACGGCAGACACAGTTTCCTGCGGTGCTGGCGATACGGTTACTGTTTTGTATAGCGAGGATAACGGTTGGTTCTTCTTCTCTGTTGCTGCTGCAAGCTAATTAGAATAATATGGCTAAGTTTACATACGTAAAGTCATCTGGCAATCTGATTGTTGGTGGTGAAGCCGACTTGAGAGGCACGAACACGCTCTCTGGAGCTACTACATTGTCTGATGTTTCAAAAATTGTTTTTGATTCTCAGAGTGTAGCTGGCTTGGGAACTAATCAGGCCACAGCTGCGGCTATCGACTTGGCTGACGGAAGGCTTGTCTTCGTCACTGACGCAGACGGAACTGTTGGTGTTAGATTGCCTGCATTGACAACGGCTGCCGTTGGTGAGTTGGTTATCATCGTCAATACTGCTGCTGCTGCTGCGCTTGAAGTATATCCCGCTACTGGTGATAAAATTCTTCCTGCTGCTGACAATGCTGGCATTACGGTTGCGGCAAGCTCAGGGTTGATTTTGTTTAAGTATGATGCAGACGCTTGGATTGGCTTTGAGCCACCAGCAGTTGTTGCATAATACATACTGATATTTGAAATAGGCCCTACGGGGCCTTTTTCTTTTCCCTTATATTTGCAATATGAATAAGTTCATCATATTTAAATTGAAAGAAGTAACCCCAGCAGGGGCATCCTTCTCAGATGATGGAACAGGAATTGAGGTCATTTCAACCCCCGTTGAAAGTATTGCATATATGACTGCTTCTTTGGGGCAGGTAAACATATTCTTTAGGGATGTGTCCCCATACGAGGAAAGTAATCTTTCAACTGGGGAGTCTACACAAAGATCATTCGTTACGGTATCCTGTGATGAAGGTGAAGAGATTGAGCTCATGAAGAGCATTTCAGTTTTTTCAAACTCAAAGACGACAAACCCCTTTTTGCTGTTTGATGCCACATCGTCTCCAACTTTTGGGAGGTACGGTGAAAACATCAAGGCATTCTTAAAAGATCATCCAGTAAACAGGGTTACAGGAGAAGTAAGCATACAGACTGACAACTCTTTTACCGCATCTACAGCAAACACGGTCAATGATATCGACTATGGTGCTCAAGAGAATAAGCCTGTTTTAGATCTTGACTGCCGAGATGCTACATACTCTGCCAGCGTTTTGGCCACGTGGGTCAATAGCGGAACTGGAGGCAGTGATTATGATGTAGATGTAGGTAGTTCTGTAGGTACGATCGGTGAGGCAACTGGTTCATCAACAAACGGACTAAATGTAAACGCAGTTAGCTTTGGTGTAAGTTCATATGCCGTTTTGAGCAATGCACTCGAAACAAAAAGAGATTACACCTTGTACGCTGTGTTCACAAGTGGGGCTAATGGGACAGAGGGTAGACTAGGAACCCTTTACGGAAGTGCCTCTGGTGAAACAGTAGGCCTTTCCGCCACTACAGAAAGCACATCGAAGCAGCCTGTGCTTCAAAATAAATTTGGAGTTAGACACGAGGATAGAGTTGGACTGCCCGCGACTTACGAATTAGACTATGAGTATGATGAAGACCTACCAACGGTAATCGTCATTAGAAGAGACGCTGACTACAATATCTCGGCATACAACTACGAGGGAGACCTTATAGCTTCTATCCCTGCTCTAATTACCACCTTAGATCCTGACGTTTCTACTAGCGTAACAACCAATGGTGAAACAGCTGGTATCCTAAACATCCTTCAGATTGGAAGCTCTGGTGGTGACACCGTAGAGTCATTTAAGGGTGCTCTTGCTAGATTCGGGGTTATCCAAAGAGACATAGGTAGCACAGCTAGCATTAAGCTAGCTAAGGACTTGCATAAACTTTACAACCTTTAATTTTATTTATTATGGCACAACAAACACGCCGGGCACCGGGACGCCCTAAAAAGACCCAAGAGAAAACTGTTGTTGAACCTGTAGTGACTAAGGCAGCACCAAAGCGCCCAGCCATTCGTCAAAAGACAGAAGAGGTTCGCCACCGAATCTACGAGATTGTTCGTGGAGCTGGTGTAGTAACTATCCTTCGTCAAAAAGAGATCCAGATCTACGATGAAGATCAGGGGAAGATTCGCAACTTGCGTTACTGTCCTCGTGAGAACTCTCCTTTTGTAGATGAACAAGGAGAAAACTCTGTGCGCGAAGCAGTTATCTTCCGCGAAGGACGCCTGATGGTTCCAAAGGAGAAGCCCAACTTGATGGCTTTCTTGGACTTGCACCCAGAAAATGTTTCTAATGGCGGCCAGCTTTTCCGATTGGTTGATGATAAGAAGGATGCAGAGAAGGAGCTTGCAAAAGAGTTTTCTCAGTCTGAAGCTATCATGATGGTTCGCGAGAAGGACATTCAGGAACTGCTTCCTGTCGCCCTTTACTACGGCATCAACATTAACAGAGCTACGTCTGAGATTCGCTACGATCTTTTGCAGACTGCAAAGAAAAATCCAACTGGATTTATTCAGGCGTTTGATTCACCCGAGGTTACAACTAGAGCAACCATCACCCAAGCTTCTGATTATCAGATCATTAGCCTAAAGAAAAGCGGAGCGTACTGGTTTGACAGCAACCAGCTTATCGTATCTGTTCCAGCGGGAATGGAACCTGTTGATGTAATGACAAGATTTTGTCTCACAGAAAAAGGGGCATCAGTACTAGCCACATTAGAAGACAAGCTAGAGAAGCTTGGTTAAAAGAGAGGCCCTTAGGGGCCTCTTTTGTTTTTGTATATTTGCAATATGATTAGCGTAATTCAGGTATACAATACAGTACGCGATATTGCGAATAAAGATCAAAAGGGGTTCATCACTCCTGAGATGTTTAACTCACTTCTTCCTGCGGTACAGTCAAACATCTTCACAAAGATTTACGAATATGCTACTCAGGCTAAAGCACTTAGAAGAAGTGGTGCTGACTTGGGTGGTGAGGACTCAGTTTATCTCAGAGCCAAGAACTATTTGTCTGATTACATCGAAAGCGGAACGCTTCAATCGGTCAATGACAGATCTCTTTATGGAGATTCTGTTTTATATGCGAAGCCTGAAAACTGCAACAGAATAATCTCTGTCTTTACTTCTTCTAGCGTTAGCGTAGATCTGGTATACAATACAGAGAAGATGTCTAGGATTGTAAACAGCAATCTTTCTGAGCCTACTGATGACTTTCCTGTTGCGCTTGTATCAGACAGGATTGAAGTATTTCCCGATTCTCTTACTGACGAGCTTTACATTAACTACTACAGAGATCCTGCCTCTAGATTCGAGGTAAAGGTTGGTGGAGTTCCCAAGGGGGAAATTGATGCAAAGAGACAGCCTTTCTATGCTGCTTCTTCTATCTCAGGGGGGATTACAATCCCTTCTCCTCAAAACTGTAGAGCCTTTGATCTCCCATACGAGTTTTATGGAGAAGTGGTTAGTGAGATTTGCAAGATGATTGGTGTCTCTCTTAGGGACTCTTTCCTCACTCAATACGGGGCGGCCCCACAAGTTTAACACATGGCAGATATTTCTACAGAGGGAATGAATTACGTCACCCTTAGACAGGTGATGGACGATTTTGTTTTGACTATGGATGTGGACGATCACATCTCAAACATCAATGATGCTATGCTTCGCAATGTTGCGCTTCGTGGTATCCGTGAGTTTGGGTTTGATGTGACTGCTCGCATCAAGTCACTAAAGAGAACCATTGACACCTCTAACAATACGGTAGAACTGCCTTCTGATTACGTGGATCTGGTTAAGGTTGGAATCGTTGGTGGCGATGGGACGGTTTACGTTCTGAATCAAAACAAGAACATCAACTACTCCCAGAAAGTTGACCTCAATGACGCCTCGGCAGAAACCTTTACAGACTCTTCTAGTGACCCAATGTACTTGGATCAAAACAAGGTTGAGGATAGGGTAGATGACAAGACCTCGACAACTGGTTCAGACACACTGAATAGCGAAGATCCCTTCGAGTCTTACGTGTTTAGAAACTACATCTACGAGAACAGTCTTGGTGGCTTGTATGGTATCGGTGGCGGACATGGGATTGGTGAGTACAGAATCAATCTAGATCAAAACAGACTTGAGCTGGATACATCTAGCAGCATCAGCGAGGTTATCATTGAGTACGTAGCCGATGAAGCACGCAGCTCAAATCCACTGATTCACGTCTACGCAGAGGAAGCCTTGCGAGCGTATATCTACTACAAGCTTTGTGAAAGAAAGTCAACGGTTCCTGCAAACGAAAAGATGAGAGCTCGCTCTGAGTACTACAATGAGCGCCGCAAGGCAAAGGCTCGCCTCGGAAACTTTACAAGAGAAGAGGCATTGAGAACGATTAGAAAGAACTTCAAGCAGGCACCTAAGTACTAATGATTGATAAGGTATTTCCAAGGAAGCTCAACTCAAGCAAGGATGCACGGGTTCGTGGCAAAGATGAAATGATCGATGCAGTCAATGTAACCATTGACGACAACTACGATGACTTCTCTAAAGAAGGTATTGATTCCCCTAGCGGAAACTTTGGTGTTCTTAAGCCTGTAAAGGGCAATACAGCTATTGAAAACTCTGAAGCAGTAAGTTTCACTGGCAATGGAAGAGTCATTGGAAGCTGCGTAGACGACAGAAATGAAAACATTTATTACTTCGTCCACAGTGCTGTAGCATCAGAGCAGGGTGTATATCGCTACTCAAAGAGGGACAATCAAGTTACTCCTCTTCTTACGTCTACATTTTTCAATTTTGACTCTAACTCTTTTGTGGAGTCGAACATAGTATACATTCCTTCTGACTCATCAGGGGATGCCACTGTGAAGCCGATCTTGTTTTTCACTGACAATATCAACGAGCCAAGAAAGCTTGATGTATCTAGAGCTAGTGAGGGTCAGGCATTGTCGAATGCTGATGACATTGGGTTCCTAGATTTTATTTCTACGTGCCCGAGGACACCAGTTGACCCGCCCGTAGCATCGTTTCAAAACGATCCATCTGTAACTGTAAGCAACTTCAAGGGGAAGAAGGGGTTCCAGTTTGCATATCAAAACATATATAAGTCTGGTGATGTAAGTGCAATCAGTACGTACTCAAAGCTTCACGTACCACTTTCTTACATCAACCAAGGTGCTTCACCCAATGCATCCTTCTTTTCAGAAAACTACCTTGCTGTTCAGATACCACCAAATGGACTGACAGCGGAAGTCGATAGGGTAAGGCTGCTTGTACGCGAGGGCAATCTCGGTCCTTGGTTTGTTGCAGACGAAGTTGAGTACGATGGAAGTAGTGTTCAGATAGACTTCTATAATGACAAGGTCCTTACGATACTTCCTCAGGCGGAGGCCAAGAGGCAGTTTGATTCTGTACCTAAGAAGGCTCGGGCCCAAGAGGTTACGAACAACAGACTCTTCTACGGAAACTATGTTGAGGGATTCGATGTGCCTAATGTAAACGCCAGCTTGGGGTTTGAGGCATTGGATAGACCTCAGGACTTTATCACATTCAACCTCACCCTTTCCTCTGAGGTGAGGAATACGAACTCTCCCATTGGGGATGTAAACGCTTGTCTGAACAGGGTTGCCTCTTATAGGCTCAGCACGTCTCAGCTTCCTGATGAGGGTGTTGCCGCTAACACACAAGTGATTTTTAACATCACTGTTTCACCAGACAACCACTTTCATTTCTACGAGTCAAGAAAGGGTTATCACGGTAGCTCAAGATTCAATTTGCTTCAAGGTGAAGCCGACGACTTTGATGAGGTAGGTAAAGCTCAGGCCATACTGAATCAAAAGGGAGACGGGTTTAAGCCTGATGGGTCTCAATACTTTGGGTCTAATCAGTCATTTACACTGTCATCCAATGGTAGTGGTGTGGCCAGATCCAGAGGTTCCAATGTTTGCTTCAACCCATATGGAGATGGCGTTTTAGATGGGGAGGCTGGTGCAGGTCTTCCAAGGTGGAGATCTTCTTTTGCTGGAGATGACGAGTCTGCTTTTGAGTCTGCTGGACAGAAGGCTGTGTATGGAACCAATGCTGGTAATCCTTTTATCATTGAGGGCAAGAGCATGACCTTTAGTGGGTCTTTCGTTACCCTTGCCGACCTCACAAAAGACGAACTGACTAATGCAATCAAGACAATGCTTCTTGGTCCTCCGACGAGGGTTGATGGCGTTGACGGAGTTGCAGAAGATCCTACCCCTCCTATTTCAATCATAAACTCAGTTTCTACTGCGTCATATGTGATTGACCTTGGCATCAATAATCTTGAGAAGATAAACGTCCAAGGTAGCGTAGACCCTAGAGCTGATCTTATTGTCGCCGTGGGTAGGTATGATGGACTATACACTGAGGATCAAGCTCAGTTCTCTGCGCCCATGGGTTACTTCATTGTAAACAAGGCTCAGCCAGAGTTTAGGCTCAGAGATGTAAGTGATTTCTACGCCATTGAAAATCCAAACCCAGATCCTGAGCTCGCTGACGAAGACAGACCAAACGATCTGTTCTTGTCTCTGGACCTTATCGACATTGGGGACTTTGACATCCTTACTTGTGTTCCAGATGTCAAGATGGATTTTCCTAATGGGAATGTTACTGGAATTGTTGTTGAAAGTGGAGACGTAGCTCTTAAGGGGTGGGTGTGTATGACTAGGGACTTCATTCAGTTCCAAGTACCCAACATGACTCAAGCTGATTTCGATCAGCTATTCACACTTAACGCTACAGATCTTTACGAGATTGCTCAAGAGCAATATGATGCAGGTCCTAGTCCAATTGCTTATGCAAAGGCTTTTGCTGCCGCTCAGAGCAACGCTGCCGAAACTATTGCGGGTCAAAAGGGTGTTCAGAACACTCAGAACATGAGGAGGTGGCTGGGCTTCCTGATACCCTCAGAAGCCTCTGTCACTATTACTGAGGACTTCGAAGGATTCATTACAAGTTCATTTAGCGGCGGAGGTATTCAAGATGCTCTTGATGGACTTGTTGATGTGGGTAATGAATTTATCTCTTTCACGGGTGGTAGACTCATCAACACTTTTCATAACTACGCTCAGGATACGTATCAGAACCACGGGATAAACATTTTTGACAGGGACGATCTGTTCTTCGACTACGCATTTAGCTTCGTTGATGGAGAGGCTGGTGCTGGCGGAAGGCAGGGGGATAGCTCTTCTGGTCAGGGTATGTCTAGTGTGTCTTACCAGACTATTCTCATGGGGGTTTCTCCTTGGTCAGACAGAGGGATGGTTACATTGAATAATGAAAGGGCTGCACTTAACAACATGCCGCTCATCTCTAACACTCTCAACCTCACCCTATCAGACTTTACGGACTACGGAGTTGCTGATGATGACGAGCTTCTTGATGAGTTGCATCCTCACATTGAGGTAAGAGACTTTGAAACAGTTCAGATCCCACCTCTGACAGCTGGTGAGAATCAACCATACAAGTCCTTCAAGACCAAAGCGAATCACGACTTTGGCATTGTATTCTACGACCAGAGAGGAAGAGCTAGTGATGTTGTCCCGATTGGTAGCGTATACGTTCCCGGCTACAATGTTCTTCCAAAGAAGGGTCCCGTCCAAATACAAGTAAATCTACAAAACGTAACCCCTCCATCTTGGGCTTGGAATTATCAGCTCGTATACGGGGGTAACAGCACTGTTGATGACTTCGTGCAGTATACCACGGGTGGAGCGTTCGTTGAGTATGACTCTGACGATCCTGACGGCAATGGAAACATCTACGTTTCTCTGAACTACCTTCAGAACAACAGCAAGGTTTCTTACTCGGGTGCATTTGGTGCCATCAATTACGATGGTGCTCAGGACATGTACACGTTTAAGGACGGTGACAAGCTTAGGATAATCTCATACTTTGGTTCTCTCTCGGGCCTCGATGACGAGCTTGCTGCAAGGGTGTTCCCCGAGGCATTTGAGTTCGACATTGTAAAGACAGTAACTCTGGCTGACGATGAAGAGAACCCACTAAGAAACCCTGATGCAGAACTGCCTAAAGCGTGTGTCGGTCAGTTCCTTGTGCTGAGGAACAATCCTTCCGCCGTTGGGTTTGCCTACAACAACGTTCGCGACAGCATCCTTAATGACAATCAAAACCCTGACTCTGCATCTCACAGATGGAACAGTAGGTGTGTTGTTGAGATATACTCTCCTCTCAAGAATCAAGATGCTGAAGACAGAATCTACTATGAGGTTGGAAAGAAGTACAGCATAATTGAGGAGAACGGTAGCTTTACTTGGGAAAACCCAAACATTGTCCTTACAGAGGGTGATGTGTACTTCAGGAGACTGCCCGTCAATATGCCTCGATTCAATGACGACAACGGGAGCTACATAAATCTCATTCAGAATGATGAGGGTTCGGGCCCAAGATTCTTGGATTACTTCTTGGAGACAAAGACGTTTACTGATACTATCATTGGTGCGAATCAACACAACTGGGGCAAGCCTAAGGTTGTCAACAGATTCCAAAGAGAGATTCGTAGAGACTCATCGATTACGTTTAGTGATGTAAACAACTACGCCCTTCCTAGACTTAGGTACTGCACATTTGATGCAACCACCTCTAACTTCAAGGACCTTCCTAACGCTCACGGCAGTATTCAGAAGATGGTTGACAGGGGGGACAGTGTTTTCGTAATTCAAGAGGACAAGATTAGCGACATCCCTGTATCAAGAACTCTTCTTTCTGATGCTGTTGGAGGCGACGTTGTCGTAGCCTCTGAGAAGGCCTTGGGGACTCAGAGATTCTACTCGGGAGACTATGGTTGTAGCGACAACCCAGAATCAGTTACTAAGGTTGGGGAGAGCATATACTTTGCAAACAAAGAAAAGTTTGAGGTATACAAGTTCAACCCAGCGAATGGTGTTGCAATCATTTCTGAGTATGGATTGAAGTCATACTTCAGAGAGCTCTTCAGCTCCGCCATAGAAGCTCAGGATGCTACCAATACAGTGCGTGTGGTTGGTGGATATGATCCTGTTCTTGATGAGTTTGTTATCAGTGTACACAACTCTGTTAGGATTGGATACACTGGCGGCGAGTTCTTCCGTCAGAGCGAGGGTGTTGCAACGCCAGACCCAAGCATCCCCACTCCTCCAGACATTACGCAGGAGGATCTTGACGCTTTGCTTGAGGATGCTGGTGACTTGCAGGTTTCTTTGAGTGAGGCTAACCAGACGATTGATGATCTGCAGCAGCAGATACTGAATCTGTATACGCTTATTGGAGAGGCTGTAAACAACCCGCCCGATGGTGGTGTAGACGAAGCCATTGACAGTCTCAATGAAGATATCTCGGAGCTTGAGCAGGAGATCGCAAGCATTACAAACACTAATGCTTCTCAGATTCAAGCTACTGAGCAACTGCACCTTCAAGTTCTTGAGCAAGCACAAGCAGCCATCGTTGAAGGATCGACATTCATTAGCTCTTACGCTCCCGGTACACCTCGTGCTGAGGCGGTTAGCGCCAGTGAAATTAATCTCCCTGCAAACCTCAATGCATCTGTATTCAGTGACTTGGGTATCAGCCCGGGTGACACGGTTAATCTTAACCAGTACCTAAGTGTTGTCGAGGCTTTTGTTGACAAGATCAGAGAGTACGATACTACGATCAACGAACCTGCAGTGGGTAGATACGATAGAACTCAGGGGTCGTTTAATCTGAGCAACAACGAAGTTATCACATTTGAAATTGGGTATGGTATCCCCACAACTGTTTCGTTGCAGGATGAATTTACAGAAAGCATTCACCCCGAGGGTAGTGCGTTGTTTGATAATGAAGACTTCGTCAATGAGTTTGTTGGGTTTAATGGTCTTAACGCAGACCTCACTAGGCTCATCAACAGCATCAATGCAAACAGCTTTGATGACATCATTGAGGAGAACATAAACATCAAGGGTGAGCTTGATGAGATCAACGCTGAAAAGGAGGATCTGCTTCAGCAGATTGCTGCATTCGTTACAGCCACTTACGAAGGTCGTGGCCCAGAACTCAACGCACCGCTCGAAGATCTAAACGCTCAAAGCAGAAATCCATTTGGTGATGACTACGGCCTTGAATCAGTAGAGGGGGTTCAAGATAGCCCGCTCAAAAACCTGTATGATGCGGTTCAAGATGATCCGTCTTACGCCCTGTTAGAAGAACAGATCATTGGGGGTAATAACCTAACATACACCAATGTTCTCAACCTTATTGAGAGTGGACTTCTGAACTACAGAACTGATTACCAAGGCGAGGTTGATAACCTTACTACTACAACCATTGCTCTTGAGGCTGTAAGGGATCAGCTTGCGTTCTCTCTTTACAACTCTGCTCAAACCACGTATGACATTCAGAGTGACATAGCTGGCATTGACGTGCCCTATGAAAACACTGGGGCTAACGCTGTACCAGAAGCATTTTACGAATTCCTTATCGGCACACCGCCAACAACGGGTCAAGAAATTGTAGATTCTCTCAATGGAGAAACACTAACCCAAGTAAGTCTTGGAGATACCTTCCTAAATCTTTTTGGCAATGTATCAAATGTTCTGGACGCTCTCACAAACTTTGACCCTAACGACCCAATTACTGGTGGCACGGGTGATATAACGCCTGAGCTTCGTCAAAAGATTAAAGATGCCGTTGACGCAGTTACTGCTGCTGTTTCTTTTGGCGGTCTTACCGTTACTGGTGCACAGCTAGAAAATATTGAATTTGAGGATATTATAGACCCTGAGAGTGATTCTACTTTGATTGAGGCTAGACTCAGCTCATTTAAGAATGTGATTCAAGCTGCTGAGACAGACCTTGGGACTCAAATTCTAAACCTTAAGGCTCTTGTTACTTCGGCAATTACACCGCTAGCTTCTGAATTATTCTTTTCTTCAGATCAAGTAAACAATCAAGATGTTTCTGTAATAGGAGACTACTTGAACATTGGACTGTCGGCACCATTTAGTTCAACTCCACAATATCAGGCTTTGTCTAGCATACTTGGGAATACCCAAGAGGCAGTCGCTAGATTGAGAGAGTTTCAGGCGCTATTCGGATCTGAAAGTCTAGATGACATTACTTCATTAACAGCTGATGGGCTGACAATCGATACTTCAAGCCCCGTTTCTTACGGCGTTGGATTTACTGGAGAAGGTGGTGATGGGTTGACTGCATCTGATCTTGCAGGAGGTATAGTTAAAACCACATCTTCAGGAAGTCTGGTCTCTTCCTATGATGCACTAAGAAAGGCACTCGACAGGATAATAGATGTAACTTCCGGATATAGCTTTATTCAAGATGGAAACCAAGAGATTAACGGCCAGACCTTCCCGACTCTCGATGGTAATCCTATTATCTTCCAAGGCACGGCTCAAGACATCCTTAGTCCTGAGACATACGCTAGTCTTGTTGCTGCTATTGAGGCTTCTTTGAGTGATGATCCAGCACCAACTGACCCAGAACAAACCGCTAACTTGGCTCTTAATGCTGTAAACCAAGCTGTAAATCTTGCTTTTGAGAAAACACTCAGCAACGTAAACTTTGCAACAGGAAGACTATTCGGGTTTGAAGGACAACCAAAGTTTACTTTCTTGGATGGCACATCATCTGGAGCTCAATTATTTGGTGGGACACCCTTTAACGCCAGAGGGCTAGCGGGTGACATAGACGGAGATGGTTCTGTAACTAATGCAGACTTGTTATCCCTGATATCTGAAATCGGGGAAATAGGTGGCGGCCTTGTATCCGCTCAGGATGGCGCAGATCACGTCACATCATATGTTGGAGATCGAAGGTTTGCTGATTTTTCGGAGCAAAATCTTAGCACTAATTTTTATTCTTTCTCCGAGGGGGACTCAACACCAGAATTCATAAGCACCTTGACAAATATTTTGAACTCTGTAATTCCAGCAAATAAGGTTATCATATTTAATCCAGCTACACAGACGTTTGAACTGGGTCTAGATCAGTAATCATGAAGAAGACAATAGCCTTTAACGACAAGAAGAATATATGGACGTCTAAGTACGACTATGAGTCTTCAAACTATGCGTCTATGGATAAGCAGTTCTTTTCTTCACGGAAGAGAGTTGAGGCATCTGACGATGTTGTATGCTGGGAGCACAACACAAACACCCAAAACAACAACTTCTACGGTACGCCGTACCCCTCTGTTATATCGGTGTCTTTCAATGACAACCCATCTCAGAACAAGTTGTATAAGACGTTTAGTGTTGAGGGTAGTGAGAACCTAACTGGCTCCCTTCACACTTTCTCTACTAGCGATAGCTTGCAGCCAAATCAAGCTCCAAGGGCTATACAGGTTGGAACTGTGTCTAACAAAGGTGGTATTCTTTACGGGAGTATTCCCAAGGACAGCAGAATCAAGCCCAACGTAAACCTCAAGCTTATTGGTGTAATCGAGGCGGACACTTCGTTCTTGACCATTGGCGGCCCAATGGATAATCTGTATGCATTTGATGGTCTTTACGGTGCAGCCCCTGCTTTTGGTGGTTCTACCAAGCTGGCCTTTGCTTCCTCATCAAGCTTGCAGCCTGTGGTTTTTGACACCGACGGTAATCAGCAGAACATAAGTCAGGATGTTGACTTCTATACACTGAGCTCTGGATTTACAGTGCCTAGTAATGAAGAGCTTTCTGCCATCACTGATTCAGTTCTTGTCAATGAGGGCATTGTTTTCAAGGCTTCTATGTCAGCACTTGCTGGTCTTCAGGCCTTTATCGACGCTGCCCAAAGCAATCCTCAAGGCGGTATATCTGTATTTGCAATAACAGACCCTTCTGTCAATGGAGACTTCTTGAGGGGTCAGTATGCTGAGTCAGTCATCAACTTGGGCAATCAAAACTTTGAACTCTATTCACTCAACGTAAACTACGAACCAACTGACTTAGACCATTCTAAGTGAGAATAACTATATTTGCAACTATGATCGAGGCTATCTACGACTTCCTACACTATTTAGTTTTTGGGCCCGACCTCCCATATCTTCAGAAAGCAATCGACCCCATCACTCTTGGATTGGTTATTGCTGGAGGCACCAAGCTTGCTCAGGCTGGGGTTAAGGGATTGAAAGCAAGAAAGCAGAGAAAAGAGGGGGAGCAAATTGCAGAAGATGCTCTCAATAGACTTAATGAGCTTCAATACGAGACAGGTCCAGAGCTTCAGGCAGGACCTAAGCTTGGTGTAACGCAGGATACAAGAGACTTGGCTGATCTTCAGATGCGTCAGAGCGCTGAGGCAATGAAGAATCTTAGAGAGGGGAACCTTGCGATGTCTCAGCAGGCTATTGCTTCTGGCGTTATGGACCCTACAAGATCTGGTCAGACCATTGCGAATATAGCTCCAGCTCTTTCACAGCAGATGGCACAGTCAGGACTTCAGGCGGCCATGCAATCTACCGAAGCGAAGCAAAGAGTCACTGACTTGGCAGAAAAGTATTCTCAGGCCAACATCTTGAGAGAACAGCAGGTTGGAGACCTTAATGTTGAAAGAGCTCAGCTTACTTCGGATCGTAATATCATGGCAAACAGAGCCCTCCAAGAGGCGCTTCGTGGCGAAGGTCAGACGGCGGCGTCTCTCGGATATGCTGCTGGAACAGAGGCTGCTGTCGAGGGTATTGGTGCTGTTGGAGATACCTTGAGTCAGAACGACATCACATCCTTGATGCTGGCGGAGAATGGTGGCATGCTTAACGATCAAATCTACATGACGGGTGGAGAGTTCAATCACGACACCAACAAGAAGGCTTTGATTGACGAGGAGACTGGGGAGAAGGAGGCAGAACTCACTGGAGAGGAAGCAGTTCTTAACCCAGAACAGACAGAGAATACAATGATGGCCTTCAACATGCTCAAGGCCGCTGTTGAGGCTATGGAAAACCCTCCTAAAGAACTCTTGGATGCGCTCGAAAAGATGAGTCATTTCGATGAGCCACAGTTCCAAGTTCCTCAGCAGGAAATTACGATTAAGTAATGGCTGTAGCGTACACAGAAAGACTTCCGCAAATAGGGAAGGCAGACTTCTCAGCGATCCGTCCTGATCAGAAGGCGATCATGGATCAGATGAAGTCTCGAAGAGAGGCTGCTGATAAACTTCTATCCAAGACAGAAGGGTATGATATATCTAAGCTTATACCCCCACTGAGAGATCACTTTAAAACGTACATGAATCAGGAAATGGAGAAGATTTATGACTTCTCTATTGATGATCCTGTGGCAGCACGTCAATCTGTACAGAACATAGCCAACTGGTTTAACACTCATGCGGCACACAACAGCAAAGAGGTGCAGTCTTCAAGAGAGACGCTCAATGAAATTGCTACTGACCCTGCGGCTGCTGCAAAATACAACGAACAACTACCCGTTTATCAGCAATCTGCAGCTACTCCACAAGGTAGCATCATGGCTCAGCAGATGTTTGAAGGAAACGATATCACAACCTACATGGGCGCTGATGGTACTGTCTTCTTTAAACAGGTAGATCAAGAGACAGGAGAAGAGGTTGGTGATTGGGCGCCAATTCAGAGCTGGGAACGTTGGGCTAATCCTTCTACGTTTGCAGCTCCGACTACATCTAGATACGGAAGAAGTGCCATTCAAATTGGTGAGTCTGTTGTTCGTGAATCTGTTAGATCTTTTGACAAAAACGTTTGGGATAGGTCAAGAGCAGTAAAGTCTGCTACTGGAATTGTAAACGCTGGTTCAGATAATGAAGATGGAGCGTCTGCTAGAGCTTGGGCAGTTGAAAACTTGTGGGGTGACGGATATAGAGACAATGAAGCTCTTGTTTCTGCATACATTACTGCAGACATAAACAGCCCAGAATATAATCTTCACGAAGACTACATCAATAATAAGAACAAGGATCTTATCAATGAGATGGTTGAGGCCTCTCGATTTCCTGACAAGGAAGATGACGATGATGGTGGTTCTGGCAGAGGCAGACAGGTCTTCAGAAATGAGTTTGACAGTAAGTCTGAGTACAGCTTTAGCGCCACTCACCTGTTCAAAGAGGGTCAGCTCCTTGCATTTGACGAGATGGGTAGGGTGTTGAACTTGGAGGACATGAATGAGGAAGAGCTCAAAGGAACGCGATACACCTTGGGTAGCCTTGCCAAGAACACTAAAGAAACTGAAGCCATCCAGCTCCCCAACCCGAACTTTGGTCAGGAGCACAGGGATCTTGCTGAACTCAATAGAAGGTATGCAGATATCGAAAACAAGAACAGTGAGGCAGCCAAAGATCTTAGAGATAAAATCTATTTCCTTGAGGAAGATCTTGGAGAAGATAAGCTTGAGCCAGAACAGTTTGACCTGAACTTGAGCGACTTGGTGTTCTTGCCTAACGGTAAGATTGCTCTAATGAACCTGAACTACAAAGGATCTAAGGTCAAGACAATCATGCTTGACAGAATCAACGATAAGCCTAAGGTTGATCAGATCATTCAGGCAATCAGAAGGGTTTATAACGACGAGACAATTACCTTCGAGAAGCTTCAGAAAGGATTGGTAACTGGCCCGAAGGGTGATGTTGAAAAGGCTGTTCAAGATGTTACATCCTCTGCAAATCAACCAAAGGCTGGAGACAGCTTGTTTGAATAACAATTCGAATGAACGAAAAGCATAAGCAGCTATACGATCTTATGGTTGAGAGAGATCTCATCTCTAAATCATACGACGATTTTACAACCAACTTCTCAAGACCCGAGAAGCAGAAGCAGTTGTATGGTTTTCTGATCGAGAACGATGTGATCAGCACCAATATCGCCGAGGATAAGTTCTACGAAACAATCTTCGACGTAAAAAAAAAAGAGAAGGCGGATCTACCTCCCGTTCAATTTGGGGCAAGAACCGCACAGCCTCTCTCGGCGCCAGTTTCGGACGAGGTTTCTACGGAGTCTACCTCAGATACGAGTCAGACTCAAGAACAGCCGAGTGGAGATTCGGGTTCAGTTACAGTAAGCGCTGATAGACTTCCGCTAGCCCCCCTCCCTATTGTAGGTGTAGAGGTGGAAGGTGCTGAAACTCAGTACCTCGACGGTAAGTTCGGGGACATGGTGAATGCTATTCCCGGTATTGGTGATGTGTTCGATGACGCTGCTAGAGCGTGGGGTCAGGGTCAGGCTACAGGAGACCTCGTGCCTTTCTCTTTCTCAATGGCTGTTGGGGACGTTAGCCCTACAGAAGAAAACATCCAAGCCCTTGTTAATCAAGTAACTGATTACGACAACCGCATGAGAGAGATCGGAGTCTCCGATGAGGCCGAGTCTTTCGCAGCAACAAAGGAGGCAAATGGTGGTGGTGTATGGGGCTTTCTTTCTGCCGCATACGAGCACCCTCAGGGTATGGCCGAGACACTCCTTAGCTCTACGTCGGGCATGCTCAATAGAGCGTCTGCAGAGAAGGCCCTCGGCACAGTGGTTGCTGGGACAGGGGCTGGAGCTACTGCAGGGTTGGTTGGGGGTCCACTTGCCCCAGTAACTTCTGGAGCTGGAGCTCTTGCTGGTCTTGGCTTAAGCTTGACCCCAGCAATGGGAATGGCTGGTGCTACTGTAGAGATGGGTATGTCATTTGTTGACTTCCTCAGAGAGGAGCTTGGAGAGAAGGATTTCACATACGAGAACGTAGCCCCCATCCTTCAAGATGAGTCTAAGCTTCGTGAGCTTAGAAAGAGATCTGCACTTCGATCGGGGACTATTGGATTGGTGGACAGTTTTGGTGGTGCTGTGTTGTCAAAGGGGGCTAAAGCGGCTAAGGTTGCAGGCAAGACCCAAGCACGTATCGCAACTCAAACTGCAGCAGGAGAGGCGGGAACTGGCGTAGCTGGTGAACTGCTCGCTCAGGCTGCATCGGGACAAGAGGTGGATGTGTCCGAGGCCTTGATGGAGGGTTCTGTTGGTGTCATCGGTACTCCTGTTACTTTGGCTTCAGCAGCCCTTCAGGACGCAGGAACCTACAAGGTGAATGGTGGTGCAGTAAGCAAGAAGCAGGCATCAGAACTCGTGGAGGACTTGTCAGACGATGAAGTCAGTCAGGTAAACATCGAGGTTAACAATGACGCAGAGCTTCAGGCAGAGATTGAGAACAAGAAGAAGAGGGCTGCCATTGCTAAAGACCTTCCAAAAGATATCTCGGAAGAAGATAGATCTAGATTGATTGATCTGGAGATGGATCGTCAGATGCTTAAGGGCAAAGACACGATGGCTGCTCAAACAAGACTGACTCAAGTAGAGAATGATATTAGAATCATTCTTGAAAAGGAAAGGACCAAAGAAGCAGAGACGACTCCTGTTGAAGCTGTTCCCGAAGTTTCTGAAACAGATACTACGGCAGAGCCAGCAGCTGAAGCAGAGACAACAGCGGAGCCAGCAGCTGAAGCGGAACCAATAAGTGAGCCTTCCCCCGCTCAAGGGCCTCAGATAAATCCAGAAGAGTACGCACGTAAGCTTCAAGAAGAAGGTGTGTATGTAAAGGGTGAAGGTATCAGATCAAAGCTTGACGGACTCCGTCGTCGATTCTTCTCAGCTCGTAGCTTCATGCCTAAGAGTATGTTTGCTGCACGTGAGCAGAGAGAAGCCAACATCTCCAAGCAAACCAACATTGCCCAGCAAAATATCCGAGAGTTCAACAGACTCTTCAAGGGGTATCAGGGAGATCAGAATCAGTTGCTTGCTGACTTCGACGATGCGTTGCGTGGTGGAGAGGGACTGAATAGACTGCCCGAAGAGTTTGCTGGGTTGGCTCAAGAGATGAGAAACCAGATTGATAGATTGAGTATTGATCTAATCAACTTGGGTGTAGTGCCTGATTCCCAGATAGACAAGGTTATCGGAAACCTTGGTCAGTACCTGACAAGATCCTTTGAGGTGTTCAGCAACAAGGACTGGAAGAACAAGGTTAGTGAGGAGGTTAAGAACGAGGCTCGCAACTTCTTGAGAGAGCAGAACAGGGAGATGGCCATGACTGACTACCTCGACCCAGATCTCAACCCCGAGGGCCTAGATGCCGAAGCTTTCTTGGAGAAAAGAGTAGAGGGCTTGATGAACAAGTACCTTGATCCACAGGAGGCTGCTGCATTTGCATCTGCTGCCAGTGATACAAAGAACACAAACATTCTCAAGCAGAGAAAGGACATCCCTAAGGAGATCCTAGCTCTTATGGGTGAATATACAGACCCTGCACAGAACTATGCGGCTTCGGTATTGAAGATGGCTCAGACAGCAGAAGGGGCTAAGTTCCTGAACAACGTCAAGGAAAGCGGGAAGGGTGTTTGGTTGTTTGAAAAGCCAACAGGAAGGAACTCAGTTCAGATTGCATCAGAGGGTAGCGAGGCTATGGCTCCACTCAACGGGATGTACACCACGCCTGAGATTGCAGCCGAGTTCAACAAGGTGCCAGAGCAAATGTCTGGCTTCATGAAGAAGTACATGAAAGCTATTGGTGCTGTCAAGTGGGCTAAGACCATTGGATCTGTTGGTACGCACTCTAAGAACGTTCTGGGTAACCTCGGATTCATGTGGGCTAACGGTCACTACGACCTGACTCAACTTAACGAATCATACAAAACTCTTAGAGCCGACCTTTACATAGAAAGTAAAGCACGTAAGCTTCTTGGAATAGATCAGAGAGCAAGAGACAAAGTTGCTCAGGATCGAATGAATAAGTACATTGAGCTTGGCATTGTAAAGCAAAGTGCTGCACTCGGTGAGATCAGGGACATGTTCAAGGATGCTAACATGGATAGCGCCTTGGCCAACAGGATGAACAACGAGAACCTGAGCAAGAGCAAAAACATTTTGAGGAAGGCTCGGGTGGGAATGAAGAAGATTGAGAATCTGTATCAAGCAGAAGATGACTTCTTTAAGATTGTCGCCTTTGAGAACGAGAGAAACCGTTACGCCAAAGCTCAGTTTGGTGTGGAGGCAGACCAACTGACTACAGAACAGGCGGCTGAGCTTGATGCTTACGTGGCTGAGGTAGTGAAGAATACCTACCCGACATACAGCCGTGTGCCTGAGGCGATTCAGATGATTCGTCGATTCCCATTCATGGGGAACTTCGTGTCTTTCCAAGCCGAATCATACAGGGTTGCTTGGAATACTATGGCTCAGGGCATTTCAGAAATCAAGTCGGACAATCCTGAGATCAGAAAGATTGGAGCGCAAAGACTTGCAGGTGCTGCGAGCTACGCCTCAGCAAAGGCTGCGGTAACAGGAATATACGGAAAAGCAGTTGGTGCGGGCGTTATGGGGGTTATTGGCAAGGGCATGGATGATGAAGGTGAGGATCAGAGACAGAACGACCTCCGCAAGTTCATGGCTCCATGGAGTCAGAACTCAAGAGTGATACCATACGATCTTGGTGATGGTAAGTTTTCTTACATTGATATATCTGCGTCAGACCCATACGGTCACTTCGACAAGATTGCCAACTCATTTATGAGGGGTGAAGACGGTGTTGACTCATTTGCCAAGGGTTTGTTTACTGTGATCGAGCCATTCCTCGGAGAAGAGATCTTGACTAGAAGATTCATTAACCTTAGCAGAAACGTCAACGACTACGGAAAGCCCATATACAACCCAGAATCTCCTGAGACTCAGCAGATGCAGGACATCATGTCGTATATGTACGAGGTGATTGAGCCCGGAACATTCACATCCCTTCGCAAGATTTACAACTCAGGAGGAAGTAAAGAAGAGATTGGTGGTCAGCTCACAGGTTTTAAACCATACAATGTTGATATCAATCAGCAGCTTGGATTCACTATGATAAAATATAAAGACAGGCTGTATCAAGCTAACTCACTGAAATACAAGGATTTCGGTCAGGCTCGCGATGCGTACAGAGAGATTCAAGAGGAGATGCATGAGTTCGCAATGTCTGCTAACAGACTTGGAGTAAGTAAGAAAGACATCATCCAGACGATTCAGAAGTACACACGGGTGAGCAAGAAACAAGCAGAGGGGATCTTTGCTGGTCGATACAGACCCATCACTCCTCCCAAACCTGAAAGACCTAGACGATGAAAGAGGAAAAGAAAATTAAAGACACTGGCCTTGGTGCTTGGTTGAAAGAGAAAGCCCCTTCTGTTCTCGACGTAGCTGGGGACTTGCTTCCAGATCGAGGAGCCCTCGGTGTGGTGAAGAGTCTGTTGGAGAACACAACAGAGCTTGACCCCGCAGAGATCAAGGCACGCGTAGATGCAGAGGTTGCTTACCAAGCAAACGTTACTGAGAGATGGAAAGCAGATATGGGTAGCGATGTCAAGCTGGCGAAACTGATTCGTCCTGTAACGCTTATAGCTTTGATGTCCATGTTCATGATTACCATGGTGTTAGACAGCTTAGATGAGCTGCCATTTAACGTAAAAGACAGTTACGTATCTTTGTTGGAGATACTTATGCTAACAGCATTTGGTGCATACTTCGCTGGTAGAACCATCGAGAAGGCTAGAAAATGAGATTAAGAAGAAGATATCAGGAGGGTGGCAGGACTGCCGACTTGCTCAAGATGCTTGAGCGTCAGCAAATGAATCAGACAGTGCAAGAGCGCATGCCTCAGCCGTCACCAGCTCCAGCTTCTTCCACTCGCGTGGATATGCAGCCACCCATCTACACCTCTGCTGAGGAAGCTATGCTTGATCAAAGCAGAGCGGGGATGCAGACATTCTTTGGTCAAGAGTATCCCGAGTTTGACCCGACAAAGAAGCAGGGCATAGAATCTTTCGCCCCTATCGCAGAGACGTTATCACCAGTGGGGGACATTCAGGCTATGGCTGGTGCAGGTAGTGGAGCTGAGCTAGCTATGGCAGCAGGCTTGGCATTTGTTCCGGGCAACCTCGATACCATCAAGGAGTTCTTGCCAAGCTTTGTAAGACCTAATCAGATCAACAGCCTTGAGAAGATTCTTAATGTGGTTGATGACGCGAGCGGCGGTGCCGACGAGCTTATCTCTACTAACGTTCCTGAGCTTGCTCAAATGAGCGCTGACGCGAGAAAAGAAATGGCTAACGGTCTAGAAGAAATGGCTGAGGGACTGCTAAACTTCCCAGACTTTAGCAGGGAGGAGGTAAACAGACTCTACGAGACTTCAAACTTCCTCAGATCCTCCGACTTCAAGCAAGCTACAAAGGCTGCAACACAAAAGTCAACGACACCGAGATCACAGATAGGAGACTTCAAGGTAGAGATTACACCCGATGGTATTGGATACAGGATGGATGGGTCTGCTGACTACATCTCACTGGTTGAAAACCAGCCTAATGAATTCACGCTTGTTGCTATCCTTGAAGAAAACGTCAACCCTAGAACCAAGGGACTGCTTCTTGCTGAGACGATCAAGCAAGTCCCCAAGGGCGGTAGAGTAAAGTTCGGTAGCGTCAATGATCTGAGCACTGACTCATACGTATTCCCCTTGAGCTACATTGAGAAGGGTAAAGCAAAGCCTGACTTGAGCGACGTTGAGTTCCTGAAACTCAATGAGTTAGGACAAACACCACAGGCATTTGCCAAGACATTTGGAATCGAACCACGTCAGGTAGACATTGTTGAGGGTAGTGTAAGTGGATCTGCAGACGAGGTGGCTCAGATTAAATCTAAGATTGATGCAAAGCTTCAATCCTTGGGTCTTCCTCGGACTGAGGTTTCAGGGAATCAAATCCTGATGCCACACTTCGACATGATCAAGACAATCGGGAAGGGTGAGTTTAAGTATGGGGGTATGCTTCGCACAGTAAAGGAGTCACCAGTAGGATTTAGAACAAAGAGATGAAGTTGATCTGGAAGAAAATCGTGTGGGCATTCATGGAATATCACAAATACCTATGAGAAAATGGACAAGCATAAGAATGGTTTACTGCTTAATGTCGTCAGTGCTTGTGCTGGCTGCGTTGTATCAGTCTTGGGCAGTTGTATTGTTTGTGGTAGCAATGCTGCAACTCGGAGTGTGGGCTAAGTTCTGCCCTTCTATGTGGTTCTTCGAGAGAGCAGGTTATAAGAAAACAGAATTGTAATGCCGCTAAGAGATAAGAAAGGATTGGCTCGCGCCAAAGCTATTATGAAGTACACGGACTCCGAGAGCAATGAACTCATGATCGGGGTGCTTCACATGTCTATCCTACCCTTCGCTATGTTAGAGCTGGGTAAGCCTTGGGTGTTGCTGCAGATCGCAGCTCACTTGGCTGGCGGATTTCAAGTCTACTGTGCTCTCTGGGACGGTAGATTGTTTATGCGTAAATTAGCGGTTCAAATCGCATCTATTATTTCAATCGCTACTGTCGCCAACTACACAACGGCAGGCATGATGCAAGGCTCACACTTGGGGTGGATCCTGATCTGTGGGATGAGCATCTGGAATTTGTATCGTGTATCTCACGAAGAGCTTTACAGGAAATAATGGATCCTCAAACAATCATCACTATTGTAACCGTCCTTGGTTCTGCAGGGGCTTGGCAGTTCTACCAGAGTAGACTCAAACTCAAGCACCAAGAGCGTAAAGAAGACAAGGGTGAGCAGACCCTCTTTAGAGACGATTTGAGGGAGCGTGTAGCCGTCCTTGAGGACAAGCTGGAGCAGGCCTACAAAGAGAAGAACGAAGTGTCTGAGAGGCTCGCTACGGTGATGACAGAACTCGCCGAATACAAAGTAAGGCTTGAGTTCCTAGAGAAAGAGAACGACAGACTTAGAGGGTAAAAGAAAAGGGGCCGAAGCCCCTTTCTTTATTGGATTACCTTCACCCAGTTCTTTACTCCGTTCACTTCGAACTGAGCGATATACGCTCCGAAGGCCACAGGTCCAGCTGGGACCCTTTTGCCTTCCATGGTGAGATATATGGGGTTGAGGTTCAACTCCTCAAGTTGTCTAACTGTAGGGATGGGGAGGTTGTTCCCCTCGCAGTCGGTTCCGTACACTTGCAAGAAGTTTGCAAAGTCGATAATATCTACAACCATGTCTCCATCGGTATCGCAGACACACGCAGGCCCATCTTGACCCAT